TGTTACATTTAATGTAGACGGATAAGTTCCTAGTTCTACTATTGTACCAGAGTTGTTAGTGTATAACCTCTTGTCTGCTGTGTTTACAGCTAATTCACCTGTAGAAAGGTCTGAGGTTGTAGGGGCTGCTCCAGCGGTTGTAGAGCGTTTAATTAGAATATCTGTAGGCATCTTCCATTCCTGTTTTGGTGGGGAACAATGTAACTAGGCAGCCTGTGAAGACTGCCTAATTATTGTAGTACTTACTTAGGTAAAGCTACTACGAAACCTGACTCAGGACGTAGAACTTGTGTACCATAAAGTGTATCAGCAGTGAATAGGTCTGCTAAGTACTCTTGCTTGTATTGAGTTTGAGAACGAACTCCCATTTGCTCAGCAAGTACAAATGTATCTCTGTGACCAAAGATAGCACCCATAGTATCAACTGAAGAAACTGAGTTATCACCAGCTGCTTCAACTACTGGGCAGTTAGAAGAAACGTAAACATCAATACCGTATAGGTTACCGATAAGACCAGTATTAGTGCTACGACCATCAACGAAATCTGATGAGTTGTAACGAGTAATACCTAGAATGTCACGTCTAGCTGATGGAGGAATAACTAAGAAACGACCATCCATAGGTACGTCTTGGTCATCCATAAGCTTGATTAGGTCTCTGAATGAAGCATCAGTAAATACGTCTGAAGTAGTTACAGTATCCACTGCATATGTAGATAGACCTGAAGTAGCATCCATATAGTATACGTTAGAGTGAGTCCAGTCTGAACCATCACCATTACCTAGTGACTTACCTAAAGCAAATAGGTCTGTATCAATCTGCTTAGCTAGTGCATAACCAGCATCATCAGTATAGAAACGTCTCATTGAATCAAGAGCTTGAACACCAACAATATCCTCAATCATACGAGAATATTCATAGTGCTTATCGATGTCGATAGCAACTTCTGATTCAGTATCAGCTTGAATAGTTACTGCTGTGTTTTCAGCTTTAAGAGATGCTGAACCACGAGTAGGTTTAGGGATATGTAATTTATCACCTTTCTTGCCAACCATAGACATTTTGTTTACTAGGTTAGCCATCATTAAGTTTTTCTTGTACGCAGCTACAATTTCATCAGACCAAAGTTCTGGTATAAAAGTTGCAGCTTCCGTTTTGCCAGTCATTCCAGTTGCACCTGGATATGCTACGTCTGCCATTTTAATCTCCTTGTTAAGTTATTATTTGACTCTACCTTCTGCGTACGCTTGTCTGATTTCAGAAGCAAGTGTTTCGTATCTAGCAGGGTCTTTCTGCATTAGTTCAATAATATCAGCACGTCTATAAATCTTACGAGAAGGTCTTTCTCCTGAACCTTTAGATGTTCCTGCTGAAGCTGCTTTAACTTGTTCCTTCCTAGCTTTCTTTTCTGCTTCAACAGTAGTCTTTACATTTGCTTGACGCTCCTTCCATAAAGAAAGTAATTCATCAGCAGAATCAAAGTTATATTGTTGATCAGCTTCTTGTAGAAGTCTAGTACGAACTTTAGAACCTGATACCCATTCAGCAAACTTAGGATCATTTAGTACATCTGCATAATCAGGATGAGCACTCTTTAATTGAGCTACTGCACTCTGCTGTTGCATCTGAAGACTAAGTTGTTGTGATTGCTTTATACTAGGATGGTTCTCTAGCATCTTATTAACAGCATCTTTAGGATTAGTAAAGAAGTCTTCCTCTTCAATTTCCTGTGCTGCGTGGGCTTCTTTTTCAACGGTTTGCGACTTGATAAAGTCATCTACAATTCTACGCAACTCGCCAACTTCTTGACCTTGTTTGCCTAGTAGTTGCTCTGCATTTTGGTGCATTGCTACTATATCTGCAATTGATTTACCTTGATACTTCTCGGGAATATTATCCTCTTTCTCTTCCGTATCGTTACTAGCTTCTACCTCTGGTTCTGAGGGTTGCTCTACTGAGTCCTCAAATAATTCTAGTTGTTCACCATCAGCTAATTCTAGCTTTTCTTCCGCTTCGTTTAAGACTGTTGCCATATCATTTCTCCGTGCTTGTGCATTATGAAGATTAAAAAACAGGTTCTAAAATAACTAACCCACTCAGTTAAGTTTCAGAGTTTCCTGATTGTAATGAAGCATAGGCTGCTTCAATGCCATTTTCAAAGTTTAGTAAACGTGATAAAATCTCACGCTCACCTTTTGATTTATGAAGTTCTTCGATAGTATTAAGAAGTTCTACTTGATAAGAACTATCGTAGATGTCTTGTAATTCTTTAATTAATTGTTTCCAACCTGTAGAATTAAAGAGATCAAAGTAGTTTTCATAATACTTTTGTTCATCTAAATTCATATCTATATTTATATTATACCATAAAACTTTTCATTTGTCAAGTCTTTTTTGCAGTTTTTTTAGAATTTATTTCTTTTACTTCTGCTTCAAGACTTTTAATACGTTTATCTAGTTTATTAAATATATCATTGATTTGATTGATTATATTCTTCATTTCTGTTTGGGTTAGCATCTAATTCTCCCATAGGTTGTTCTACAATAGGAGTCTCAGGTTTCTTCTGAGTTATCTCCTGCTCTTTTAAAATCATCTGAGCAGCCTTTAACCTCTGCTCAAACTCTTTATCATCTTCAGTTCCTGCCTTTAAGTTGGTAGCAACTGCTCTGATTCTGTCTGTTTCACTATCGTAACCTGTGTACTGAGTTTCTGTAGCGTACTTCTGAGCTCTAGCATTAGCTTCTGCAGCTTGTGCTTCAAGTGCTGCAGCAGTGGCTTGTTCTTTAGCCATTTGAATCTGCATCTGCATTTGTGCCATTTGTTGTGCTTCAGGATTAGGTTGATTTGCTTGTCTTAACTGAGCAATCATTTCTTCTCTATTAGATAGATTCATATTATCTACAATTGATTCAATCAACATAGGATACATAGGACTATCTGGTGACATTGTTTGTAGTAACTGTACTAGCTGTGTTACTTCATACTCACGTGCAATAATACCAAGTGATGATGATGGTACAAACTTAAAGTCTGATACTGGATATAGTTCAGGGTTGAACTGCATATATCTCCAAGCAGTCTTCTCAATCATAGGAATAAGGAATAACTCTTGGAAGTTAATTAGTGTACGTTTATGACGTTTGATGATAGCACCTAGTGACATAGAAATACCAGCTGCTGTAGCATCACCATTGATAGAACCAGGTATTCCTGCTGCATCAATAGCACCAGTTGACTGTTGTACCATTTGTTGTAGAGCTTGTGCTTGTACAAATGAAGTTTGATCTAGTCCACCAAACTTAAACGGTTGTAGAATTTCAGCAGGGTTACCGTTTGTTAGCAACATCTTACCTGGTCTAATCTCAGGTTTCATTCCACGTGGCAGACGAGATGCGTCAATTGCCATCATAGGATGAATCGTTAATGCTAGAGCATCTATTCTAGCACGTAGTTCTGTATCTAATGCTTTCTGTGAGTTGTATCCTTTCTCACATACACCTCTACCCCAGAATCTTGAAGGAACTACATCCCAAGGGAAAGCAACAATAGGTCTATCACCCATCATATAAGGATTCTGTTCTACTTTAAGTAGCTGTCCACCATTAGCAATAACAATAATAACTTCTACGTACATACTGTCATCACTTTCTTTTTCGTTTAGTTGTACTATTTCTTCTTCTTCATCAGAATTAGCAATAGCATCTACAAACAAATCTCTAGGTACAAGACCATAGTATTTAGTTAGTCTTACTTTATCTTCAGGATATGCTTGTAATTCTTGGTCAGGTTCTAAATCATAATCTACTGGTGCTACTTCTAGTGTAACATCACGATAAATACCTGCTTCAATATCTTGTTCTACCTGATGTACAGGAACAAACTCATCTACTGCTACACCTAATGCTTCATCAATTGAAGTAGCTACAGGGTCAATAAGAAAGTTTTGTGGAAGAACAGGTCTAAGTTTAACAACAAATCTATCTACTGCTTCAACACCTACAGCTTCTAGCTCACCTTCCATCATAGGCTGCGTAGTAGGCTTAATTTCTGTCTTTTCTTCTAAGACAAGCTCACCTACACCTGTACCAAAAACTGCAGCATTTAGGATACATTCTGCTACGTTCTTACGTGTCTTAGTAAATGTAAAGTCTTCAGTTAATTGATTACGTAAAAATTGAATATCTAATGGATTCTGGTCTTGCATATCATCTTTAATATCAAACCATTTACCACGACCAAAGGTTGCTTCTTCAACTTCAGCAACAGATGATTCTACTGCTTGTTGTAGTGCTGGAGATATAATCTTAGAACGCTCTGATTGTCTTAGTGAATCTTCACCTGACCAGATACCTCTCCATAATCTGTAATACTCTTCGTGTTTCTCAGCATAGTTTGAGTCATAGTGGTCTCTCCAACTATCGCATTTCTGCATTACCCAATCAGTTACTGTTTGCTGTTTGTAATCTTTTTCTTCCATATTTTAATACCCTGCTAAAGTGTCCAACATTTCAAATTCATCAAAATCAAAGTCCTCATAATGATAAGGTACTTTGGCTAACTGGTCAATATATGCTAGTGCATCTACTAAGTCATCGTGTACCATTGTATTAGGAAACTGGAAAAGCTCATCTAAGAACTGATTATTCCATTCACCTTTATTCAATGACACATATCCGTTCTCAAATCTACCTTGTAGTGCCCAGATTATACGGTCAGTTTTCTTTTTATTACCGTGAGTTAGTTCTTCAATCCTAAAGAACTTCTGTCTTCTCTTTTGTAAATCCATCAGAGGAGACATCACAGCTTGTTTTGCAATACCTCTTTCAATACCTACAGCTACTGGTCTGTATTTGTCTATTGCATTAAATATTTTATCTGCTGTTTTGTTTAAGTCCCACCTACCATAGATGATTTCTTTAACCCACCAGCCTTGTTCATTTACTTTTACTACTGCTATCGCTGTGTTATCAAGTCTTTTATTTTTTCCTTGATTCTTTTTACTGACATCTTCAAATCCTGCCAAGTCGATTGCAATATAGTAATCACCAATTTCAGGTTCTTCTTCATTAAACTCCACCCATTCTTCTTTAAAAATCTCAGAGCCTTGTGCTTCAAACGAAGCCATAAACTCTTGCCTAAAAGCATAACTAGACATTGACTTTTTTGCTACGTCTATCTCTTCAGGGTCTAGCAATGGATTATCATAAGACGTAAAATGCCACGACTTGTATGTAGGGTCTTCTCCAAGTTCACCATACTGATACAAATCATAGAAGTGATTACGACCCATAGGTGTACCAATAAACATAGCATCACCCTTCTGGTCAGCAAGAGCAGGTCTAAGTATTTGCTCCCACACTTCTGGTTTCATATCTGCGTATTCATCCATTACCAGAAAGCGTAGAGATACACCACGCATAGTCTCTGGTCTGTCTGCACCCTTTAAACTAATGATAGCACCATTAATTAAGGTTAGCTGTAAGTTATTAATGTGGCTACTTTTAATTACACTATGTCCTAGTTCTAACAAGGTCTGCCACATAATGTCTCTTGCTTGTCCTTGTGTAGGAGCAACGTAAAACACTTGACCTTTTTTAGTTTGTAGTGCATAGATAATTAGCATCCACGCTGCGAGTCTTGATTTACCAGTACGTCTACCTGCTGCAACTACTTTGAAACGTGCTTTACTAGAAAACACATCCTGTTGCCAAGGAAGAAGTTCTACATTTAAATCACTCATCTACTTCTTCTGCATCTATTACATCTTCTTCAGAAGACACAACAGCTTCTCCAACACCTGTAATGTTTATTTGTATTGCATTTCTGCCTGCACCTTTTACAACATCCTTTTCAAATGAAGCAACAGGAACAATCCTATCAACAATTAACTTCCAAGCTGCTGATTGATTCTTATGGTCATCATTAAGTGCAGCATCAAATATTACTTCTAATACTTTAGCACTTTTAGGAGATGCTAGCATACGTGCTTTATAATCATTAATGATTGCAGCATCACCTTTAGGTCTACCTCTTAATCCTCTGTTACCTTTTTTCTTAGCAACAACTTCACCTTTACGAGGTCTTCCTCTTCTTCTTTTAATTTCTGTAACTTCTTGAGACTCTGACATTGAGTTTACCTCTTAAATAGTTTAAGCATTAATTATAATAATAACTGCTAGCAATTACTTAAGTAACTTAAATAGATTAAGTATTATAATAATAAATGCTGCATTTACATAATAACTATATAGATATTATATCATACTTTTATTGATTTGTCAACCCCTAAACACTAAAAAAATTACATATTACCCTATGTTTCCTTTTTAAGCAGGGTTGGGTAGGTACTCATTCTCTGCAGACGCTCTGTTATTTCCTCATTAATAATCAATTATTTAGATAGTAAAGCAGTTCTATAATTTATTAAATAAATAATAAGTTATTTTTAGTATTATTATAACAATTTATTATGATTAAATTTTCTTAATTTGCTTTATTTTGTGTCTAGGTAGCTACTTAAGTATTTTGTAAATTATATTATCCGCC